AATTCCCAGTCTTCCTGAGAGGATGGGCCCATTGGTTATTGGTCGCTTTAAGAAGGGACCAGGAAATCGCCCTGTAAAGGTAGATTCTTATAAAGATTTTGCGCGCCTTTTCGGTGACCCCGCCCCTGGTAACGCATCAGGTGATATCTGGAGAACTGGAGAGTTGACTGCGCCGACATACGCAGCATACGCAGTAAAAGCATGGCTCAAAAATAATTCTCCATGCACAGTTTATCGAGTTCTGGGCGAAGAAGCCTCCAACGCTGACAATACGCAAGCTGCTAAAGCTGGTTGGATAACTTCTGGAACATTTGCAACTCCGAGTGACATTTCGAATCCCGGAGGAGCTTACGGCCTTTTCGTAATGCCAAACCCAGATTCATATCCTTCTGCAGCTGCTCAAGGGTCTGTATCCTTTGACGACTCGGGTTCTGCAGGTTCTGTGGTTACGATTATCTCTACTGATGGCACAAGCGTAGATTATACATCAGTTGCCGGAGTCACCGACGCGGCAAATAACAATTGGAACACTGGCTCGTCCGCAGCAGACGCTGCAGCTCAGTTGTTGAGTGTCATCACACACTCATCTGGCCATGGCAGCAAGCTAGCAGGCAATGTCGTCGGCGGTGTGCTTCATTTGACACAGTCTGTTGGCGGCCCTCTTGGCAATCGCGCAATCACTGAAGACGAAGCAAATGCTACAAAGGTAGACTTTACTGGCGGAGCGCACCATCCAGTGACTGGTACCCTAGCTGCAGTCTGGTATGTCGATGACGGCGCCGTGCTGCTCTCTGGCGAGTCTCGTGACGGTACCCCCGGCATAAGCGCCGCCGGAACACTCATCAAGAGCGACGCCGGTATGAAATTCACGGCAAGAGTTGTGCAGGATGGAGTTACGGAGTCAGATACGACCAAAGTGGCGACATTTAACTTTGATAGAAATTCAGACTTGTTTGTTCGCAAGGTTTTCAACACTGACGCATCTAAGACAAATAGTGACATCAACTCTGTATCAACAAACTACTGGCTCGGCGAGACTTTTGAATCAAACCTCAGAGCCAATGAGAATAGCAAGTTAGCTATTACAGGCTCCACCTCTGCTGACGCTGGAGATTACCTAGGAGTTATACTAGCACTTGACGGAACACAAGATGACACTGCCACTGATATTGAATGGGCAGACCACCAACAGGCTGCCACAGCAGCACAGACTGGCTGGTTCTTTTCGCAAGATCATCGTGGAGAGATTACCTCTTCCTTTAGCCCCAGGTCTCACACGCACAACTTATTCAAATTTCATGCTCTAGATTCTGGCGCGCATGCGAATAGAGACTACAAGATATCAATCGCTGATATCAAGGTGCCAACTGATAATTTCAATAAGTTTGGCTCCTTTTCTGTAGAAGTTCGCCGCTCAACGGACATTGACAACAAGCCTGTCATTTTAGAGAGGTTCTCAGGAATGAACTTAGACCCAACTTCTGTCAATTATATTGGTAGAGTTGTTGGCGACAAGCACCATACATACGATGAAGAAAACAAGCGAATTATTGAACATGGAGACAACGACAATAAATCAAGCTTCATCAGAGTTGAGGTTGATAGCCTTGTTGCGGACGGCAATGCGACTGGAATGAACCCATTTGGAGTTTACGGTCCAGCTGTTCCATTGACTCATGAGCTAAAGCATGATACAGAAACGACAATCATTGCTAACGGCTCAGGTTCAGCAAATGCACTTCCACATGCAACCCTTCAGGCCCTCCATCCCTCGAATGAGATGTTGTTTACTAGTTTTGATCTAACATCTTCTATTGAGTGGCCCACATCGCGCATGAGAGTTTCTTCTTCTGAAGGTTCTTTAGTCAAGGGCACCAGCGCTTACTTCGGCTATCAGTCAAATATCAAAGACTCGCGCCGCTATGACCAGACCAACCTTGACCTTCATCGTTGTGCCCCACAGGCTTTCGATCAGACAGCTGTTACTGCAACCGACACTCTAAGGCAATACTCTTGGACCTTCACGCTGGATGACGTCAAGGTAAATTCCTCTGACACAAGTCACGCTGTATGGGTTGAGGGCGCCCGCGCTGCCGGTGATTCTTACACAGCCGGCGGCACATCTGCAACAGTGCTCTCGGCAGGGTACAACAAGTTCTCTTCGCCAATGTTTGGTGGATGTGATGGTTACGACATTACTGAGCAAGACCCCTTCCGTAACTCGAAGATGGGCTCTTCCCCGACAGAAATCAACAACAGTGCATATTACAGTTTGAAGAAAGCAGTCGATGTATGTTCGGACGCTGACTTCCTAGAATATGATGTTATGACGGCTCCTGGAGTGACAGTCGACAGCTTGAACACTCAGATGATAAATGCATGTGAGGACCGAGCAGACGCGCTAGCCATCGTTGACATTCGCGGTGGATACCAGCCGCCTCACGAGCGCTCAGAGAGCGAAACTGATACTAGTATTCTAGGCTCGGTCGACACTACGGTGAGCAATCTGCAAGACATGAACATAAACTCAAGTTACGCATGCACGTTCTACCCATGGGTCAAGATTCGCGATACATCATCTGATGCGCTTCTTTACGTACCCCCTTCGGTGGTCGCCCTAGGTACGCTCTCCAGCGCCCAGCGCAAGTCAGCTGTCTGGTTTGCGCCTGCAGGCTTCACACGAGGCGGCTTAAGCGAAGGTTCGGCTGGTATACCAGTACTTGGTGTACGTCAAAGACTGACATCGGCGGAGAGAGACAAACTATACGATGCTAACATCAATCCAATTGCTAGTTTCCCCGCTGAAGGTCTCGTAGTGTTCGGCCAGAAGACCCTCCAGGTTACGCCTTCCGCTCTTGACCGCATCAATGTAAGAAGATTGATGATCTACGTAAAGAAAGAGATTTCTAGAATTGCTTCTAGAGTCCTTTTCGACCAAAATGTGCAGGCAACATGGGATCGCTTCACAGGACAGGTTGTGCCTTTCCTTGAGGGCGTCCAAGCCGGCCTAGGACTTACAGACTTCAAGGTCGTCTTAGACGATTCGACAACAACGCCTGACTTGGTTGATAGGAACATACTTTATGCAAAGATTTTCCTCAAGCCGGCCCGCGCAATCGAGTTCATTGCACTTGATTTCATTATTACAAGAAGTGGAGCCTCTTTCGAGGATTAATATATTCCGAAACTAGTTATACGCATAGGAGACTAAATACATGCCATTCTTTTCAGATACAGGACCCGGAGGCTTTCAGCCAAAAAGACAGTTTAGATTCTTGGTTACTTTTTCAGAGCTTTCCAACATCTCCTATATGGTAAAGTCAACAGCAAAGCCCTCATACAGCATAGAGGCAACAACACACTCAGTGTTGAACCATAAGTTTAAATTTCCAGGTGTTGTGGCCTGGGAAGACGTTGAGGTGACGTTTATCGATGCAGTTGACCCCAATACTGGGTCGAAATTTTACAGTGCGTTGTTGAATGCCGGCTATGTCGCCCCTGTTTCTGAGGCAGCCCTTGCAACGGGTATCACCAAAGTGGGAACTACCAGCACTATCGGCGAAGTAAGAATTAAACAACTCGACGGTGGTGGTGTTATACTACCTGCAGGTGCAGACCCAGGAGAGGTAATTGGCGGTATTGATTCTACCAATATTATTGAAGAGTGGACTTTGAAGAACGCGTTTATCAAGAGTGTCAATTTCGGTGAGCTTAGCTATGACGCCGAAGACATTGTCACAGTCACTGTTGGCTTGACATATGATTATGCAACCTTCTCTTCAGTTCCTGGCGGCATCGCATTAGCCACTTAGAAGTAGATATTTGACGAGGTTTAGATGAGAAACAATCAGAGGCGAACTGGACGAGCCAGAAGATCCTCTCCGGCACCTCCCAAACAAGAGTTGGCCTTCGCTGTGCCAACTGAGTTTGTTGAATTGCCCTCAAGGGGAGAATATTATCCAGAAGATCACCCTCTGCATAAGCAAGAGACGATCGAAATTAAGTTCATGACGACAAAAGAAGAAGACATCTTGTCGTCACAGGCACTTATAAAGAAGGGTCTTGCTGTTGAACGCTTTTTGCAGAGTATTGTGGGTGAAGACATAGATGTATCAACTTTGTTGCTTGGAGATCGCAGTGCGATCCTTATTGCAGCCAGAATATCTGGCTATGGAAGTGAATACAACATAGATGTAAACTGTAAAGTGTGTGAAAAAAGCAATGAATTGCTATATAACCTACATGACACTAAAGTAGAAGAGAAATGTTTTAATAAAAAGTTTCTTAAAAAAGAAGGAGTCTCCTTCAATCAGGAAACACAAACTTTTGACCTTACTTTACCTGCTTCAGGCGTTGTCGTAGGCCTGTGCCTTATTGACGGGTATGCTGAAAAGGATCTAAACGATTTGAAGCAAGAGAACAACACCATGGTTACGGACATGCTGTCTACAATCGTGGCGAAAGTAAATGACAATATGGACGAAGAATATGTTTCTGAATTTATTAGCGTTATGCCAGCAAGAGATTCTAAACACATAAGAAGGCTGTATCCACAGCTCGTCCCTAACGTGCGCCTTATTAGTGAAGTGATATGCGAGCACTGCCTCTATAAAGAGGAATTGGAGGTGCCGCTGACTGCGGAGTTTTTTTGGCCTAAGTGAAAAATATATGGAGAGCGTGTATGATCAGTTCTTCTTATTAAAATATCATGGTGGCTGGAGCTTCCAAGAGGCGTACAATCTACCTGTCGGCCTGCGCGGCTGGTTTTTAGATAGATTGGTGCACCAATTTAAATTAGAAAATGAAGCTATGGAAAAACGCTAACTAAAGCCCTCTTTGGAGGGCTTTTTATTTTTCTGTTGTCTACTAATTATAGTAACGAGGGGTGTGTATAAATGAGCACTATAGATACAAAAAAACTAAAAGAATATATTAAACTTCTAAAAGAAGCTGAGGAGGCCGATGGAGCGCTCGCCGAAACCCTCATCCTCCGCGCAGCCAGGAATTTGGAGAGCCTAAAGAACCAAAACCAGCAGCTTGAAATCAGTATAGCCAAGTATCGAGAGCAGATCAAAACAAAACAAGATATCGCCGCCGCGGATGAGTCAAAAAAAGCTGCTATGGAAAAAGAAATAGCTCAAATAGAGAAGAAAATAGCCCTGGAGAGGGCCGCCGCCAAAGCATATAAGGACAATCAAGCAGAAATTGACAAAGCCCTAAAAAAGTCGCTTAACACACGAGAAAAGCTTATAAAAAAACACTCTAAAACGACTGGAAAAGAAGAGGAAAGATTATATGATATAGCCAATAAGAACATGAAAGACAACACGAAGGACTGGTC